ATGGTGATCTATCACTTGTGATTGGGCCAAACCAGGTAATTATTTATTTAAAAGACACAATAATTATCTCGCGCATTATTGAAGGGAATTCCCTGATTATCAACAAGTAGTGCCAGCGCCATCTGAAAATAAGATAAGGGCAAACAGGGAACAATTGATGCTTGCTATACGTAGAGCTGCCCTGCTTGCAACGCCTGATTATCAGGCGGTTAAAATGGAGATTTTTAGGGATAAATTAATTATCTCCAAGTCAACGCCCGACGTAGGAGAATCACGCGAAGAATTGCCTGCCCAATATTCAGGTAAAGAAATGGTAATTGGTTTTAACCCTGATTACCTTATTGATGTGCTCAAGAATGTCTCTATTGATACAATCGAACTTGAAGTAACGGGCAGCGAAAAACCCGCTGTAATGCGCGGAGACGGATATATATATATTGTACTTCCTATGCGGCTGGGATAAATGGATAGCATGAGACTGACAGTTGCCGCTGTCATGAAAGATATAGAAACACGTAAGGCAGGGGCAGAGGTGAATGACCCCGGGCGGTACCTGAGCAGCATTTTTGGAAAAAAGAGCTTCGCCATATCAGGCCCGCATATTTTCGAAACGGCATATGCGCCTTAAGTGTGGATTCTCCAGCCTGGATGTATTATTTTAACCTGCATAAAGAGGAACTTTTGTTAAAATTGCGTGTGTTTTGCCAGAGATTAAAGATATCCGGTTTGTGATACAAGAAAGAGTGGACGCGGGGCGCAAATAATGTTGTAAAAGTGAAGCCCTGTCATTCCCAATGTTAAAAGTTCTGGACCACTACTAAGGAATATATTTATTTAAAAAGGAACGGGGATGAAACAGAAGCGGCAAGACAAAAATAATTTACCTGGAACAGAAGGCAAGAAATACGATGCCGGCGCAATTCAGGTTCTCGAAGGCCTTGAGGCAGTACGACGCAGGCCAGCAATGTATATTGGCGATACATATACACGAGGCCTTCACCATATGGTATATGAAGTTGTTGACAACTCCGTGGATGAAGCCCTGGCTGGGTTTTGCACAAAGATTGACGTGGTAATCCATGAAGATAATAGCATAAGTGTTACCGATAATGGCAGGGGTATCCCCGTGGATATGCATAAGACGGAAAAAAAACCCGCGGTAGAAGTGGCCCTTACTGTTTTGCATGCAGGGGGTAAATTCGATCATAATTCCTATAAGGTTTCCGGCGGCCTTCATGGCGTTGGCGTCAGCTGCGTTAATGCTTTATCTGATTGGCTTGAGGTTGAGGTCCGCCGCGATGGTAAAGTTTACCATCAACGTTACGAGCGAGGCAAAACCGTTTCAAAGTTGACCGTTATAGGAAAATCGAATACAACAGGCACAAGGATAACATTTAAACCAGATAAGACCATTTTTACTAGGTCAATCGAATTTTCCTATGATATCCTTGCTAATAGATTACGGGAATTGGCATTTCTCAACAAAGGGCTTGAGATTAACTTAAAAGATGAACGCAATGATAAGGAAACGCAGTTTAAATTCAACGGCGGAATAGTTTCTTTTGTTGAATACCTGAACAAGACAAAAACCCCTTTGCATAACAAGGTCATATACCTTGAGAAAGAAAAAGAGGGTGTTGTGTTGGAGGCAGCGCTTCAATATAACGACGGCTACGCCGAAAACATCTTTTCCTTTGCAAATAATATCAATACCATAGAAGGCGGCACGCACCTATCGGGCTTTAAATCCGGATTAACGCGCGCCATAAACCAGTATGCAAAAAACAAGAACATTCTTAAAGACGACATTGCTATAAGCGGAGAAGATGTGCGTGAAGGGCTTACCGCAGTTATATCTGTAAAGATTGCTAACCCTCAATTTGAAGGCCAGACCAAAACAAAACTGGGAAATTCTGAAGTTGAGGGACTTACTGCATCAAGCGTATTTGATGCCCTCAGTAGTTATTTTGAAGAGAACCCCTCGGTTGCTAATAAGATCATAGACAAAGTCATCCTTGCATCCCGAGCCCGTGAGGCAGCCCGCAAGGCGCGCGAATTAACACGCAGAAAGGGCGCCCTCGATTCAGGCGGCCTGCCAGGAAAACTCGCAGATTGCTCAGAACGCGACCCCGCGTTGTGCGAATTATATATCGTTGAGGGTGATAGCGCCGGCGGCAGTGCAAAGCAGGGCCGGGACCGAAGATTCCAGGCGATTCTTCCCATAAAAGGCAAGATCCTCAATGTTGAAAAAGCCCGGCTTGATAAAATTCTCTCAAACGAGGAAATTCGCACAATTATCACTGCCCTTGGCACAGGCGTAGGAGAAGAATTTGACCTTACAAAATTGCGCTATGATAAACTTGTGCTTATGGCTGATGCAGATGTTGACGGTTCTCATATCCGGACGCTTTTACTGACCCTTATTTATCGTCAAATGCCCAAGCTTTTAGAAGAAGGCCATGTTTATCTCGCCCAGCCGCCTCTATACAAAGTTAAAAGGGAAAAAAGGGAAGAATATATTCAGACAGAGCAACAAATGAATAATTTGATACTTGACCTTGGCAGAGAAGGACATATTCTTGAAGATATAAAAAATAAACAAACTTTTACTGACAAACAATTTAAAGACCTGCTTAATTGCCTTGTTGAACTTGAAAAATTTGGAAAATTGTTGGAAAAAAGGGAGTAAATTTATCAAAATATATCAAATTTAGACACCCTAAAACCAAAAAAATGCCAATTTATAGGGTAAAAGTGGATGATGAATACAAATTCTTGTATTCCGATGAAGAACTTGCTAAAGTGAGCGAAAAAGAAGGCAAAGAAATAGAAGAAGATGTCCTTGAATTATTCGAGGCGCCGGAAATTGAGCAGATTATTGCCAGAATAGAAAAATTTGGCCTTGATATTTCAATGTACGCACCTGAAATCGAAGCTCGGCCAAAAGAGGCATCATATGAAGATACTGCCAAAAAGACAAAGGCCTTTTTCAGGATTAGCTGCGAAAATAAAACATATAAAGAATGTGCTTATTTAAAAGATATCCTTAGTTATATCAAGGATGAAGCCACTCAGGGCATGCACATACAACGTTACAAAGGCCTTGGAGAAATGAACCCACAGCAACTCTGGGAAACCACCATGGATCCTGAGAAACGTACGCTTTTGCAGGTTACGCTGGATGACGCAGTTGAGGCGGATAAGATGTTTACTGTATTAATGGGCGATCAGGTTGAGCCACGCAGGGAATTTATTGAAGAAAATGCACACCTTGTCAAAAATCTGGATGTGTAACTATGTATGCGCAAAATGAAAAAATTATCCCTGTCCCAATAGAAACAGAAGTCAAAGATGCGTATTTGAATTATTCAATGTCTGTCATTGTCGGACGCGCCTTGCCAGATGTGCGCGACGGATTGAAACCTGTGCACCGCCGCGTGCTTTATACAATGAAGGAATTGAATTTAGAGCACGATAAGCCATACAAGAAATGCGCGCGTATCGTGGGAGATTGTATGGGCCGCTTCCATCCGCACGGAGATATGGCTATTTATGATACCATAGTTAGAATGGCCCAGGATTTTTCGCTTCGCTACCCTCTGGTTGACGGTCAGGGTAACTTTGGCTCCATAGATGGCGATAGTGCAGCCGCTATGCGATACACGGAGGCACGGCTTGCCGCTATTGCCGAAGAGATGTTAAACGACATAGATAAAGATACTGTTAATTTCGGCCCAAATTTCGATGCTTCATTAAAAGAGCCCTTATTGTTGCCAGCGGCCTTGCCCAATCTTCTTGTAAACGGCTCAAACGGCATAGCTGTCGGCATGGCTACCAACATTCCTTCACATAATCTTAACGAAGTTGCCGATGCAATTATATATCTTCTGGATAATCCCGATGCCGAGGTCAAAGACCTGATGAGGTTCATCAAAGGGCCTGATTTTGCCACCGGAGGTGTCATCTGCGGAAGAAATGGCATCAAAGAGGCATATACGACAGGCCGCGGTAAGATCACGGTGCGGGCGCGCGCCAGCATCGAGCATCAGAAGAACGGCAAGGATATGATAATTGTAACCGAAATACCCTACCAGGTGCAAAAATCGGCTGTTATAGAAGCAGCGGCTACATTATGCGACGAGAAAAAATCGAGGGCATAGCAGATATTCGCGACGAATCGGACAAGGACGGTATGCGTATCGTATTTGAACTTAAACGCGATGTTGAGCCACAGATAATCCTGAACCAGTTATTTAAACATACCCAGCTTGAGACAACTTTCGGAATAATAAACCTGGCACTGGTAGAGAACCGTCCGCGCGTGTTGACCCTCAGGCAGATGCTTGAGTGTTATATAGGTCACCGCAAGGTTATTATAAAAAGACGGACTCAGTTTGAACTTGATAAGGCGTTGAAACGCGCCCATATCCTTGAAGGCCTCAAGATAGCGCTTAAATCCATAGATAGAATTATCAAGGTCATTAAAACGTCAAAGACAGTGCCTATTGCCAAAGAAAACCTGATAAAAGAATTTGGCCTTTCCGATGTGCAGGCGCAGGCGATCCTCGAGATGCAATTACAACGCCTCACTGCGCTTGAACAGGACAAAATCGAGGCAGAATACATAGAGCTTTTGAAGAAAATCGAGTCCTGCAGGGCTATTCTCGCTTCCGAAAAAAAGGTCGAGGGTATCATTAAGGATGAGCTGGGAGAATTGAAGAGAAAATATGGCGATGCACGTCGCACGGATATCGTTGGTGAGGTAGAAGAACTTGAAATCGAGGATCTGATTGCAGACGAAGACGTTGTTGTCACGGTCAGCCATGGCGGTTATATCAAACGTCTTCCTGTGAGTGCGTACCGCAAGCAAAAACGTGGTGGCACTGGTGCAACAGCAGCTGAGGTCAAAGAGGAAGATTTTATCGAGCATTTATTCGTCGCCTCGACAAAGGATTACCTCTTGGTATTTACCGACCAGGGACAGGTGCACTGGCTGAAGGTTTATGAGATACCTCAGGCAAGCAAGCAGTCAAAAGGCAAGGCAGTTGTCAATCTTCTGGATATCAAACCGGATTCCAAGATTAGCTCGACTATACCGATCAGGGAATTCAGCCCGGACAAATTCCTGGTTATGGCAACCAGGTGCGGCCTTGTAAAAAAGACATGCCTTCAGGCCTATAGCAATCCGCGCAAGGGCGGCATCATTGGCATCACACTTGAAAAGGGCGATGAATTGATCAGCGTTCAGTTAACCGATGGCAAGCAGGAACTTTTGATAGGCACGAAGTTTGGCAAGGCAGTGCATTTTCAGAAACACTTGTGCGTGATATGGGCAGGGCGGCAAGAGGCGTGCGGGCGATATCCCTCCAGAAAAAAGATGAAGTTATTGCCATGGTCATAGCTGAAAAAGGATCAACTGTTTTAACTGTAACCGAGCTTGGTTTGCAAAACGCACACCGGTTGAGGAATATCGCTTGACCAATAGAGGCGGTAAAGGTATTATTAACATAAAAGTTACGTCAAAAAATGGCCCGGCGGTCGGTATGCAGTCAGTCAGCGACAATGATGAGCTTATGGTAATTACCCAGAACGGTATTTTCCTTCGCTGCGCCATCAAAGATATCAGGACAACCGGACGCGCAGCGCAGGGGGTGCGGTTGATAAAGCTTCAGGATAATGATCGTGTTGCGTGCATAGCGCCCGTAATTGTGGAAGACGCTGAATAAAAGCGCTATTTTTAAGGCAATAGTATTTAACAACGGTTGATACATAATTCTGTCCCCATCGTCTTCCCGTCCGGCGATAAAAGATGAGGGACGGGATCCCGTTTCCTAAATAAAAAGATACAGAGAAACGGGAAGCCTGGTCTATGGCAACAAAGTTTATTCACGGTTGATACAGAATTCTGTCCCCATCGTCTAGCCTGGTCTAGGACAAAAGCTTTTCAAGCTTTCGACCGGGGTTCAAATCCCCGTGGGGACGCCATTGTTGACGCTCAGGCGAACCCTGTTCGGTGCTGGTAACAGCAACGGGCAGGGTTTCCTGTTTTTTAGGGTCAATTTGGCAGGTTAGTTCCTCGAAGGGTTCCCCGATGTACATCCGCATTATCACATGGTCATCATGGACGTCTATGGCTTTAATAAGGGCCTTTAGCAGGGTTATTTGGGCTTCTGCGGGGGCTTTGTCCAGATGTGCCATGGCAAACCGCAGGTTTGAGTATAAGTATTCGCTGGAGTGGATCGACATGTCAGCGGCTCTGCGGCGTGCCAAAGCCTTCGATAGTTGATCTTCCAATACCGTGACTTCTTTCTCGTAGGTGTCCATTTTTCAGAGTATGTGGTGCCCTTTGAGATCACTTTTTCTATGGCGAGGTTTAAGAGTTTAGCCGCCGCTTTTTTGGCTTTATCGAGTTTCTTTTGCAGGGTCTTGATTTCTTTTTCGTAGATGTCCAGTTTGGTCGCATTGTCTTTGATTGCGTTTCCCATCGCCTTCACGATGATTTCTTGGTCTTTTGACGCTCGCCTAAAGAAGGCAATCACCGCTTCATCAAACGCCGTAGCGGATATCCGCTTGGTGTCACACCCGAGTTTCTGTCTCGCCCGGCTACATTCATAATAATAAAAAATGTTTCCGTTATGGCTGTGAGCTATGGCGCAGACGAAGCTACTTCCGCATTTCCCGCATCGCAGTAATCCTTTCAAGCGCTGGTTATAATCCTTGGCTATTTTTTTAAATCTGTGACCGGGCAGGTTCGCCGTGATCACTCGGTTCGCTTTATCCCAGAGTTCATCATCGACAATGGCGAGATGGTTGCCTTTGTGGAGTTCTCCGGAATAGGAGATCATGCCTTTGTAGAATGGGTTCTTTATAATTTTGGCGACTGTTTGTTTTCGCCACAGCATTTTCTTGGCGGTTGGCACTTCGTTTTGTATGAGGGTGTGTCCGATTTCGCTCAGGGTTTTGTTATCAGCGGCCAGCTCAAAAATGCGCCGTATGTGAGGAGCTATCGTTTCATCGATTTCATTTTTATGGGGCTGTCTGCCGTTCGGAAGCGGTTCACCGTCTTTTACTTGTTTGTAACCGAACGGTGGTCTACCAGCGACCCATTTGCCTTGTCTCGCCCGGGCGATCGCCGATGCCTTTACACGCTCACCAGTCAGCTCACGTTCAAAAGCGGAGAGCAGACCGATGATGCCGATAACGACTCGCCCGATCGCCGTTGAGCTGTCAAGATTCTCACGGACAGATAGGAAGTCAACTTCTTGCGCCTTGAAAATGTCAATCATGCTGTAGAGGTCTCGGGGATTGCGGGTGAGACGGTCAAGGCGGAAGAAGATAATCCCATCAAAAGATTTGGTTTTCTGTATGTCTTTTAAGATCGCCTGTATGCCCGGGCGGTTGAGATCCTTTCCTGAATAACCATCGTCGTTTACTACGCCGTTATCTCCAAAACTCGCCAGTTCATATCCGAAGGCATCCATCATGTTTTTGCAGTGGTGCGCTTGGGCGTCCAGCGTGGTGTAGTCGCCTTGCGCCTGATCATCGGTTGAGCATCGGGTGTAAATAACAAATCGTTTTCTTTTCTTATCTTGGACTGGTGCGATCATTTTTCTCCTTTCCTTTACAACAACCCCTATAACAACCCCTCGGACAAGTCAAGCTATATCAAGCCTTCCGGTCTATAAGTCGCCTTGGTTATACATTCCCCATTTTTTCGGTTTTTGTCGGAGTTTTTCCGACACTTTTGACAATTACGGGGAATGTACGCCCTGAGGTGATACCAAATGGGCAAACCCTTAATAAGTCAGTTTCAAAAACGCTTTGGCGATCGGATTACGGTTGTTTACGCAGAGAAACCCCGCACCGTGGTTGATGAGCAGACGCAGGGGGAGACGCTGGCGAAAGCCGTCACGCAGGTCATCGCAGGCATCCTCAAGCGTGAACCCACGCAGGAGGAGTTGCTCGGGCTTGTTGATATATCCGAGGCGAACTCTCGTCGGAATCCTAAATCACGGAGCCCTCCGTGATTTTGTGAGTGGGTTAAAAGAGATATCCTTTAGTTGGGCTCATTTGAGACACCGCAAAAAAAGAAAGACGGAGGTGTCTCTATGATGAGTCCACGGTATGAAGGTCTGTTTCAAGATTGGGAAATCGGAGTAGCGAAGAACGTAATTGAGAGGTTCAGAAGGCAGTGGAAATGCTTGGAGCTGGAAGGATTTGAGGATCTTCTTCAGGAGTGTTTATCTCACTGGCATTTCTCAAAAGATGACTACAATCCGGCCGCTGGCGCAAATATCCGGACGTTTATGTCCCGGGTTGTTGAGCATAAGTTACAAAAGATTGTAAGGGATTTAAATAGAGATTGCAGAAGCATATTTAATAAATCAGTTTCGTTAGATAGCCCGATCTCAAATGAAGAAGATTCACCTACCTATTTAGATCAGCTTGCCGAGGACGAAGATCACGCCACGGACGTTCACGTCACCGCATTACTCAAAATCGACATTACACGAACTATCGCAAAACTTACTCCTCAACAGCGGGAGCTATGCCGCCTTTTGGGTGAGAAAGGGTTGAGCATCTCGGAAGCCAGCGAGTTGCTTAAAACGCCCCGGAGCACTCTCTACGAGGACATCAAGCGTATCAAAGCCATATTCCAACGAGAAAATCTCCACGAGTATCTGGAATAAAAAAGTTCCGACACTTTTTGGAATTATGGGGAATGCACGCCTTGGAGGGAAAAACGATGCAGGTTTGTAGGTTCAAATTCAACAGAAGTTTAAGCCGTGAGCAGATTGAGGAAAAGATCGCCTTTGCGGTCGTAGCCGCTGAATGCACGTTCGGTCAGGCGAAGGTCAGGCTCAATGCGGCGTATCTTGCGGCGGACAACAAGGTCGTTATCGATGTGTCCAGCCCGGTTGGCGAGCACATAGCCGAGGTTTTCACTGGGCTTCTTATTAAGGATTACGGAGAGCAGTCATTCACCGTGGAGAGGGTGCGCAATGAAGGTAGTTCGGGGACTAAAGGAAATTTATAAGCGCTTGAGTTGGTACAACCGCATGAGATTGCGGGAAGCCAATTGCAAGGAATTAAGGAGAAGGTCGTGAGTCTTTACAGGCACCAAAAAGAAGCCGTTGAGTTCGCTATCCGCAATCGTGGGTGTTGTGCGTTATTCCACGATCCCGGATTAGGCAAAACCCGCACAGGGTTAGAAGTATTTCGCTATTACAGAGCGAAGCATCCCGGGCTTCGGCTATTGGTTGTCTGTCCGCTTTCATTAGTCAACTCGGCGTGGGGTGAGGATATCAAGAAGTTCACCGATTTCACGTACGCCCCTTTCAAGGAGATCAAGGGCGAGGTGCCGGACATTGTGGTCATTAATTACGAGTGCCTTATCTCGAAGAAGAATTTACCCTTGGTTGAGTCGCTTATTTGGAAGCACCGTTTTATGTGCATTCTCGATGAGAGTTCCCGCCTAAAAAATAACAAGAGCGTTACCACAAAAACGCTTCTTGAGTTAACCGGATGTTTTCCTTATCGCCTGATCGCCTCAGGGACCCCGATGCCGAATAGCGAGCTTGAGCTTTGGGGGCAGATGAATTTTGTTCAGCCGGAGTTGCTTCATAAATCGTTCTACGCATTTCGCAATACCTATTTTCATTTAGAGCGCAACGGCATCATGCGGCAGGGAAGCCGGTACATGAGTAAGGACGAGATTCGGGAAATCTTTAGTCAAGGCTGGAAGTACGCCATCACCGATGAGAACAGGGCATTGTTGATGAGCGAGATTAAACCTTATACGCACTGGGTTAAGAAAGAGGAGGCGTTGGATCTTCCCGAGAAGATCGATGAGAGCAGAGAAGTTGCTCTCTCTGCGCAGGAGCGCAAGGCTTATAAGGAAATGGAGGACTTGCTCATCACAGAGATTGATGGGGTCGAGGTTACAGCGCAGATCGCTCTCACGAAACTCATGAAGTTGCGGCAGGTGACCGCCGGGTTTCTGTATTCGGCGACAGGGGCGGCGCTTCAGATCGGCAGTTCCTCAAAACTTAAAGAGCTTGAGGAAGTGCTGGAGGAGTTGGGCAGTCAGCCGGTCATTATCTGGGTGCAGTTCCATCATGAGGTAACCGCTATTCAAAAACTTATCAGCGATAAGTACGGGGCGAATCAGGTCACGACGCTTTACTCGGAGACGCCCGACCGAGACGAGTCGGTTAACAAATTCAAAAACAATGAGGTGCGGTATCTGATCGCTCATCCCAGGTCAGCGGCGCATGGGCTTACGTTCGTGAACTGTTCGGCGATGGTGTTCTTCAGTCTTGATTATTCGTATGAGGCGCACGCTCAGGCGAGGGATCGCATTCACAGGATCGGGCAGAACAAGAGTTGTCTATACGTGTATTTAGTCGCAAGTAATTCGATTGATGGGGAGCTTTTGAAGGTCTTACAACGCAAACAATCATTGCAGGACGTGGTCTATGGAATCGTCAGAAAAAAGGCTCAAGGAAAAAGTCCTCGCAATGCTTAGGAGGGAGTTTGGCGATGCGTGGGTTTACAAAACGTCGGATCGATGGAAGTCGGGAATCCCGGACGTGCTTATCTGCAGGAAAGGACGCTTTTTTGCGGCCGAGCTTAAGGTCGGGAATAACAAGGCTACGAGAATACAGCTTTACGTTCTTGAACAGATTAAACGTGCCGGTGGGCGTGTGGCTGTGTGTCGTAGTGTGGATCAGGTCAGGAATCTACTTACTAACGAAGGAGGTGATTTAAATGGTTAAGGTCGGAGAGAAACTTCTCATCGCCGTCAAGGTCATCAGTATCACGGAGACCGAAAGCGGTATTTTTTACAAGGTCGCTCCGCTGGATAAAGAGCGGCATTACGACACGATGAGTATTTACGACAAGGATATTCAGTCGTGCATGGGGCAGGAAGTGAAGGGAGGTAAATAATGCCGGAAAAAGACACGGAAAGAGAGTTGCTGTATCGGTTCAAATGCGCACGAGAACGCCGGGAAGAAATAAAGGCGGCGTTGGACGAGTCGCAGGAGGAATACGAGAAAGCGGAATCACGGCTCATTGAGTTTCTGGAAGCGAATGGGGCGGTATCCACGGCGAAGTATGAGGGCATGGGATACGCCCAGATTCAGAAACCGAAACTTTATGCGAGCTGTCGGCAGGAGAACATGGACAGGCTTTTTGATTTTCTTAAGGATCAGAAACGTGAGGATCTAATCAAGACAACTGTCATGCCGCAGACCCTTTCGAGTTTCACGAAAGAGTGCATAGAGGGAGGGGTCGAGGTTCCGGAGTTTATCAGTTATTACTTAAAACCAACAATCAGGCTTTACGCCTGAAAAACGAAGGAGGCATGACATGAGTCAGGAAATCACAAAAGCGCAGGGCGGCGCCCTAATGCAAGCGGATAAAGAACAGAGAGGTTTTGAATCCGGCGTTGATCAGCAGGACTTGATCATCCCGAGAGCCAAGCTCATTCAGGCGTTATCGCCTGAGATGCAGGAAGGATTGCCCGGGATAAAGATCGGGGCGATCATTAACTCGCTCACGAAAGAGGCGTTACCGGAGGAGTTTATTCCCATATTCTCCTTCAAGAATTACATTCGTTTTAACCCAAGAAGCAAGGACGATCCGAATTTCGACTCTGACTTTGAGCCGGGAGCGATTATCTGGCGGTCAGCGGACCCGAGCGATCCGCAGGTTTTGGCGCAGACGAAGTTCGGGCCTAACGGCGAGAAGCCGATAGCGACAACGTTCCTTAATTTCTTCTCGTATTTCCCGGGTGTGCCGATGCCGGTGATCGTCAGTTTCGCAAAGACGAGTTATCGCACCGGGAAACAGTTATTGTCGCTTGGCAAGTTCCGTGGCGGGGATATGTTTTCCCGCAAGTACCGATTGACCTCGCAGATGGAGTCAAACGATATCGGGACATACGCTGTCTTGCGTGTTGCGCCTGTGGGTGACGCCGCACCGGAGGATTTCGCCGTGTGCGAGAGGTTGTGGAAAGACTTCGCCGCTAAAGCGAAGGATATTCAGGTTCACGTTGAGGATACCACGGAGGAAGAAAGACCATATTAAGAGGATAAGGGGTGGGGGCATTTTGTCCTCACCCCTGTTTTTATAGGAGTGTTTTATGACAATACCGGAACAGTTACGTGATAACCGGTATGGTTTCCTCAAACTCCGTGGTCAGACAAAAATACCGCTTGAGACAGGATGGCAGAAGAAACCGTACCGTTTTACAGATATTGAAACGTGGTTTAACACCGGCAATAATTACGGTGTGATGGGCGGCGAGGGTGAGCTGATCATTCTTGACGCTGATCAGAAGCGCATTAGCGAGATCGCCGAGGCGGATTTACCCAAGACATTCACGGTAAGGACGCCGAAGTGCGGGCATCATTATTATTTTTTATGCGCAGAGATCACACGCAAGGTTGTCCTTAATAAAGACAAAGATCATTTTGGCGAGATTATCTCAAGCGGCGCTCAGGTTGTCGGGTGCGGGTCGATTCATCCGGACACAAAGACAGCGTATGAGCTGTTTCGTGATTTAGGGATAACACGCATCAGCCGAGAGGAGATATTCGCACCACTGGCTGAGTTCTTGGTTGATGACAAGCAGTTGTATGACGGCATTAAACCGGAAGATTTGGATATCATGACCGTTCTTCAAAAGAACGGAATTGAGTTAAAAAAACTATCCGGTCAGTATGCCTGCGCTCATCCTATTCATGGATCAAAGACAGGGATGAATCTCGTGGTTCATCCGCAGAAAAACGTCTGGAAATGTTTCCGGTGTAATTCAGGCGGTGGCACGCTTCTTCTTATCGCCGTGCTTGAGGGGATCATTGAGTGCCAAGAGGCGAAGTCCGGTGTTTTGCGTGGTGATTTGTTCAAACGGGTCATAAAGGTCGCTGAGGAGAAGTACGGATTCAAAATTAAGAAACAAATCGGCATCGCTGTCCCCGCAGGGTTGTGGAATGACGAGTGGAACGCCAAGCGGCTGGTCGATCGGCACGCCGGTTTAATCAGAAATTGCGATCATCTTGGCGGCTGGCATATATGGAATGACAAGGCGTGGGTTGTTGATGAGATTCATTCGATAACCACTCTCGCTCGGGAAACAGTGGCGACATTTCATGAATATTTGCACGACATGGATGAGGACGGGCAACAGGCGTTCATTAAGCATATCCGCTCATCGGGTAACGAGACGAAATTAAAAGCGATGGCGAATGTCGCCCGAAGCTGGCCGAAGATGTCAGTTCGTTCTGATGATTTTGACGCTGATCCGTATTTGCTTAATTGCCAGAACGGGGTTGTTCAATTAAAGACCGGGAAGCTGATTCCTCATAGCCCGGATCTTCTTTTAACGAAGATCTGCAACACCCATTACGATTCCAGCGCAAAGTGCCCTGAGTGGATTAAGTTTTTAAACACGATTTTTCAGGGTAATGAAAATCTCATCACGTTTATTCAGAAAGCTGTTGGGTACGGGCTAACGGGAGATGTTTCACAACAGATATTCTTTATTCTTCACGGTGACGGGGCGAATGGTAAGTCAACTTTCGTTGAGACGTTTTATAAGATTCTCGGCAGTTACGCCGCAATAACGCCTACCTCAACATTAATAGCGAAGCGGGGCAATGAAATACCCAATGACGTTGCCCGGCTCAAAGGCGCACGGTTCATTATCTCATCGGAGCTTGAGCGTTCAAAACTTCTTGATGAAGCCTTGGTCAAGCGGTTCACAAGCGAAGAGCCGATATCAGCTCGATTCTTGCGGCAGGAGTTTTCGAGTTTAAGCCCACCGGCAAGATATTCCTTTCAACAAATTACAAACCCACGATCAGAGGCACGGATGACGGCATCTGGCGGCGCATTCGCTTGATTCCGTTTGACCATAATTGAGGGGGAACATCGGATTGAGAACTTTGGGGATAAATTCTTAC